GGAAATAGATCCATTTGCGCTTGATTAGCAAACAGGTTGAATTCCTGAGGCGTAACATACCCTCGTTGCTCTTTATTGAGTATACTTAATACCCGTTGATAAACAGTGTCTACGCTTACGCTCATATTGTTATTTGATTAAAGTGGAGGCTACCTTAGTAACCCCCACTGTTATTTTATAATCGTTTTTCTATAGTGTTCAGTACTTCCATTCCTTCATCTGTTTTGAAGTAAGATGCAAGCGCTGAATATGGGTGCTCGTCAAATGGCACCGTCATTAGTTTACGTCCTGTGTTAGCGTAACTGAATGTTCTTTGGTCTTGTGATAATGCAATCAATCCCTGTTCAACCGCTTTAATACCGATGTTACGTAAGTGTACGTTTTCGTCATTAGCTAGTTCTATGAACAATTGTGGGTTGCGGCGAGCAAATACAAGGAGATCACGTTTAAGCTCCTTAGAACTCATCTCAGATACCTTAGAACCGAATTCTACACGCAAGATTGCTTCAGCTTCATCAACGTCCATTGCTTTAGCAGCATTCATAGCGTCGAGTTCTAATTCAATCCAGCCCACTTCGTTTTCTGCAATTGCTTCAGCTTTGTATTCTTCAATAATACCTTTTGCCATAAAAGGATGGTACATTGAAAGTAGTCGCTGTAGCACTACATCTTCTTTTGGTACGTTTAATACACCGTTTCTAAACACGATGCGCCCTAGGGTTGCAGGGCCTTCTTGTTCGTCCACAAAGCAAGAACGCTGGTTAGTAGCATACCTGATTTCACGCTGGTAGCCTTTTTCTTCGTCAAACCAAAGTAAAGGTTTTTTAGCAGAGTGTACTGCAGGTAGCGTAAACACTAAAGGTTTTTTACGACCTGTTAACTCGTACAAGCGATCTTTGTATTCCCAAGAAGGTTTCTTTGGCAGTGGAGGCATTTCTGTTGCCGTTTCAAACGACACTTCCGGTGTCTCTACTGTAGTTTCTTTTTTAACCGAAGCTTTCTTAGCTGCGGGTTTTTTAGCTGTTGCCATAATATGATATAATTAAATAGATAAAAGAATAATGCCCCCGGCCGAAGCCGAGGACAATATTATAAGCTTACTTCAACAATACGAAGTTGTTAGCTGCTTGTACACAAAGTGCACGCTCAGATAAGAAATGTACATTCATTTCATCAACTGCGCTAGTGAAGTTACCACCAACTGAACCAGTGATCCAAGATTTCATGCGACGATCTTCTGCTTCGTTAGCACGGTAACGGATGTGCAAGAAAGGACGAGAAATGTTCGTACCTAATTGCTCATCGTATACAGTAGAAGTACCAGCAGGAACCATAACACCTTCAATATCGCCGATAGATCCGCGAGTAGTTGAATCGTTCAAGTATTTCCAGTCAGTCTTGTAGAAGTCGTAAGAACCGCGACGGAATCCAGAGAAACCTAAGTTCAACGCCATATCCTCAGAGTTATCAAATACTCCGTAAGAAGTACCACCAGCTCCGTAAGAATTTTGAGCGGCAAGCATGTTGTCGATACCCAAAGAAGTTGCACGATCTAAGAACATCATGTTCTCTTCAATAGCACCTTGCTTATCAAGCTCAGCCAAGATCTCGTCGAATTGACCTAGTCCGTTAGCACCACCGAAGTCAGTAGCGTTGTAAACTAAACCGCGATTTTCGATAGCTTCGAACATACCTTCAGAACCTGTAACATTTGCAGCGATTGCTCCAACTGCTTTTTCAGTTTCAACCATGCTCATCTCTAAGTAATCTTCGAAACGTAGACGAGACTCGTGCTCAGACTTCAAGTACCATAAGTAACCGCCAGTTCCAGCTTCAGTCGTAACTTCAACCCAACCGATCTGAGCAACGTCAGAACCGTTAACATTGTACTTATCACGTAAAATGATAGGCTTGTTTTCGAAAGTTGTGAAAGAAGCGTCGAATGAGTTGCCTACATCGCCTGATCCTTTTGCGTACTCAGAACCGAATACAAAAATATTCAAACCTGTTTTGTTTTGCAATCCAGTAGGAAGAATAGCATTTGTTTCTCCGTACACTTTAATAAGTACAACCTGCGTAGACGCATTATTTGCAACATTCGTGTAAGCTTTCATTTCATGAACACGAGCTTTTGCAGTAACGGTACCGTTAGAGATAACCAAAGTTTGGCCTACACCAATTAAAGATGAAGGATCAGTACCTGTTGGTAAACCTGTAAGTGTAATTTCAGTACCTGCGGGATTTGAGCTAACGCCGTCATATGCGATGTGCAAGCGACCTTGCTCAGACCATACGATACGGTCAGAAGCCATTGGCATTTCAGCGCCAACCATACGTAAGAATCCGCCGACTGTACGCTTTCCGTAACGCTCAACTTCTTTCTCGTATACCTCTGGTAGGAACTGTTGTGTAAAGTCCATGTCAGTCACGGACAAGTAGTTATCCGCGAACAATCCCTTAACAGGACGCGGAGTTAAGTGCTGTAGTGCAGCACCAGTGTTTGCTAAAGCCATTTTTATTTATTTTAAATGGATTATTATTTCTTAAACTTAACCTTAAGTTTAGAAGAGCTTTCACCACTGTCAACTGCACGTATTTTCCAACCGTTAGATGCCGTGACTTCCTCATGAACCCCTCTCGGATTCATATTCACGTTCTTGGTGCGGGACATACTGTCTTTTACTGCATCGGCTTTGCCTTGCTCATAAAAGTGTTGTGCAACCTGATCAGCGTTCATAGCTGTGAACAGCGATTTATGATAACCCTTAGCGTCTTTCATTTCCCCCTTTTCGTTCAAGAACTTCTTGATAAAGTTGTTAATGTCGCCTTGAGTCTCTTTAACCTCACCTGTGTTATTAACTTTGAAGCGGTACTTCTTGTCTCCAACTGAATAATCGAAACCTTCGAACTTTTCGTTGAACACTTTCGCGCTTTCTTGTTTAAACCTACTGGTTTGTCGTTCAGCAACTTTTGCTGCTTCCTCACTCTCTTTATTATAACGGTTAAAAAACTCAACCGCTTTTTGTTGATCAGGGTTCAATCGTGAACCCATCTTAACTTCGTCGTAGTATTTAGACTTTAAGCCGTCTAAATGATTTTTAGCTTCTGACAATGCTTGCTTACGTTCCAGCTTCTTTAAACGTACTTCACGTTCGTCGTCAAGCTCTTCGTCGTAAGAAAACTTATCGGCTAATAAAAAGTCAATGTCTTCTCTGTCGTAAGCTTTATATTTTTGCTCGTAGTATTCACGAAGCAATTGGTCTTCGTTTAACGATGCGTAATCGGTGTTAAGCTTTACGTAGTCTTCTAACGAACCACCTGTCTCACTCATAAAGTCTACAACTTTTTGAATGTTTTCCGGTAATTCTACACCTGTCACAGCTGCTTCAGCAATTGCTTCCGCAACCTCTTCTTGTAACTCATCTGTTACTTCTTCAACCTCTTCGTCTGTAATTTCACGAAGTACTGGTTGCTCTACTTGCTCTTCTTGAACGGGTTGTTCAACTTCAGCAGGGACCTCTTCTTCTTCTCTGGCAGGTTCTGCAGCTGGCTCTTCGACGTTTTGCTCTGGTACTCCTTCGCTAACTTCGGATTCGTCGCGTACAGGAACCTCATCTGTGCTTTGCTCTTGAACGGCATTTTGTCGTAAGTCTAGTTTGATAGTTCCATCATCGTCGACGGATGCTATCGGGTTAGTTTCTTCACTCATGATAAGATATTATAAAATTGTTATTACTATAATTACCTAGGTTCAAAGGTACCTAAGCCAAACCCACCGCCAAGTATATCGTTTCCAGAGGATTCGAAGTTTTTAGGTGGTGAATCATTTTTTCTTTGATCAATCAACTCACTTTGTTGAGTCGCTTGCATTTTAGTTCTTTCGTCTTTGCGGTCTTCTTTACTAGACTCTTTTTGCTTCTGCCCATCAACCTCAATGCCTTTAAGCTGCATATTGTATTGGAACTCCAAGGCCATAAGCTCTTTCTTTAATTGAACTTCAGATTGCATTTTTTGCTGGTCAATCTGTGCTTTCATTTGCTCAAGCTGTGCTTTTGTTTGGAACAATGCTTGGTCTTTTTGCACTTCAGCTTGTGCCGCAACTTGTTGTGCTTGTGCGTTTGCTTGTGCCTGCGCTTGTATGTTCTCCTGCTGCATTTGCTGGTCACGCTCAAGTTTCTTCTTGCGGCGCAGCTTCAACAGTTGGTTGGCTAGCTTAAGGTTTTTAACCTCGCGAATATCAATAGCATCTTCAAGGTCAATTAATCCCGCTGATAATGCAGTTTGAATGTTATTCTCAAGCATGCCTTTTTGTTCGTCGTCTGGCGACAACTCAAGCACAATGCCAAAGTCGTACAAGTGCAGCTCTTTTAGTTCGTCTAATGTCGCTACATTAAAACCGCCAATCTTTTGTATAAACGCTTCACGTGATGGGCTGTACTCTAATATATCAGATATCCTAAGTGATAATCCTTCTGCTGTGTCGGCTGTTAAGAACAACCCTGCATCTAATATGTGGCGTGTAGCTGTATTAGAATTTGCGGCTGCAAGTTTCTGTACACCCACTAACGCCCTTGAATCAGGTGATGAACCATCACGAGCTTCATTAAGACCCGTAACGTCACGAATCATCTGTAAGTAATAGTTATACGTCTGAATTAATGTTTGTAGCTTTTGGCCACCTGCGCCAGTCTGTAATGGTTGTATAGGCACTTTACCTGGGTTCATATCGCCCTCTTGTGTAAATGACCTACCGATAACAGAACCCGTTTGAAAGAACATGTTAAGCGCTTCTTGTGGGTTGTAGTTTGTACCATTACCTAAATCGATTTCAGCAAGACCATCAGCATCCATATAAACACCGTCCGGCATCATCTTAGCTAATACTTGCTGCATCTTTAAATGTGTAAGCTGCACCATATCAGCGAAACCAGTACAACGGCTTACAATAGATTCGATACGGCCTTTGTACATTCTAGGCGCTACAATACTGTAATTCATTTTTACTTTATTGTAATCGCTTTTTGGACGTACCATATTCTCAGCAATGCCCCATTCAAGTAGCGTGCTAGTGCCTAAGATAATTGCACCTTCATAAAGTACTTCTAGTGAGCGCGAAGCCTTAGCAAATCCCTCAGCGTCTGCTGGTGGATTAAACTGGTCGTCACGTAGTATTACTTTCTCCGCACCCGAAGCTGTTTCTTTAATCTTATAGACTTCGTTCATGTACGTCTTGTAATTAAAGTACAATACTTGAACTGTATTTGAATCGTAACGATTATCGTTTATCTCACTTCTATTCCAGCCACCTGTTAAGTTCTGAGAACCTTGACTTTTAATCTTGTCTAAATCGTCTTGTGTTAATCCAGGGTATTGTTTTTTAAGCTCACTAATTGGAATAGTTTTTACTTCACCAACATAATAGATATCATCGAAGTAAGGGGATTCAGTATATGAGTATACTAAGTTTGCTGGGTCAACATAATCTTTTACTACACCTTCTGATTCAGAAAATGTATTTTTAACAGCACCGATACCAATAGTCGTTAAGTCATGGTACACACGTCTTTTAATAAGATCGTAGTTGTTACCATCTAATAATGTGTTTATAGCAACCTCTTCAGCAATTTCAATACCTTGCTTGTAGCTAAGCTGCATATGTAACTCAAGCTCTTCTTTAGATTCAGGTAATGCTGCTGGATCGTTTTCGTATAAGTTAATACCAAATGCTTCAGCCGCATAATCGTTAAGCTCCTTGGTTTGCATGTCTCTAATAATAGAATCCATATATGCCGTGCGCTTTTCAACGCCGTATGGATCCTGTGAGAATGCTTTAATATCAAAAGACCGGTCTGCAATACCGTTAACAACTATATCTACAAATTTAGATAAGATAGGTACTGGCTTCCAGTCGAGATTGAGGTAAGATAAATCACCGTTAATAGATAATTCATCTTTATATTTTTGTATGGGTTGCTCACCGCGCGCATATAAACGCAAACTATGGAAGCTGTCTTGATTACTTCTAAATCTTACACTTCCCTGGTTGCCATCAAACCATTCGTTTTGAATGGCTCGCCCGACTTGTAAGCCGTACTCCGGCGACATCTTCTCTTGGTCGCTAGCTACTTGGCTGGGGAAAAAGTTACTTACAACTGCGTTAGCCATATTGTTATTTTATTATTTTTGAAGTATAACCGTCTTGACTGAACCTTGCAATCTTTAGGTTTAATTTTGTTTTCTGTTGTTCACCGATCGGTTTGTACAGATCTTTGTGGCAAGCCATAATAGCCAGCCCTGAGCTGATAGAGGCATCGTACTTCGTCCTGTTGTTCATATCGAACTTAGACCAATCGTTTAGCGTATCGTTAAAATACATTGTACCATATTCACCTTCGGTTATTACACCTACGTGGTTTTCGATGTACATTTCAATAGCAGCAGCGTGTGCTTGCTTCATGTCCATACTAGAGTTAGGTATTCCACCTATTTCTTTCTCAGTTATGGAAAGCTTGTTCCATAATCTGTCAGGTCGGTTCATCGAATAACCCCGGTAACCTCTTCTTTTAAAGTGGTACAATAACCTTGGTTTGTTATTCTCGGCAAGTATTGGCATTCCGTAAAAGACACAAGCCATAAGCACGTCTTCGAAAAATATCTCTGCTGTTTGAGGCCTAGCTATGTATTCTAAAAAGAATGTACTAGGTGGCGCATCCTCCATTGTGAATTTAGTTAATCCATGCAATGCACCTTTGGAACCCCTGCCGTCAGTCGTTCCTGAAATATCGTAGCTATCACACCCAAAAGCACCAACGTGTTCGTTGCCTGGGTATTTGATACCGTTTTTAACTGTATACTTGTTTTGTAGGTTTAGACCAGGTACCCAAGACACATTAAAGCGACCTGAAGGGTTTGGCATAAACACTACTTTAGTATCCTTAACTCCGTTTTCCCACTGAAAACTCCCACGTGTTACAGTATTAGTATTACGCAAGTCCGCGTTATAATCAACCTGTTCGTAGATTTTTGCTAAGTTAAAAATACTATTCTTACTTTCATCACGGAAAGCGTGGTCTGTGGTACGCGGAAACTGGCGGTAGTACTCGTTCAAAGCATCCTGGTCTTGTTTAAGACCGTCAACTTCATTTTCCCAGTAATCTATAACACCAACCTCGATGCTATCACCGTGTGGGTCTATAGCTTCTTCTTCAGGTGTATTAAATACCGGCTGCCCGTACTCATCAATAAATCCTTCATAGTTCCACTCCATTTTTATAAAGAGCGAGTACAATCCCGATTTTGTTTGACCATTATTGTTTCTTTTGGTTACATCTGAATCTAAATACAACTTCTTAAAGTTGTTACCACCTTTGTCTAAAGAGTTCGATGTGCTACCCATTAAACACTTACCAATGATACGAGAACCAAGACGCAAACACGTTTTAGTTACGCGCCAGTTGTTTAGTATGTTATCAGGCTTTTCCCACTTACCGCTCTCATCATGCACGAGCAGCTTAAGCTTTTCACCATCATAAGAGTTGTCCCCTGTGTTTTTCCAATCAATCGTTGTATCAAGACCTTCGAGTTGTATTCTCTCTTCTTGCGATTGTATTGACTTACGTGTTAACTTAGAAGCAGGAACCCTATATGCCAGTTCAGTCTTCGGTCGATCCATACCATCTTGTATAGGCTTAAAGAAAAACGGGTAGTTGAGGGAAATTGGTACAACTTTATCGGTAAACATTTTCTTTGCATCACTACCGGACTTTGATAAAATACCGAATCTGGCATCACTTGAGATAGTTGCTTGGTTGACAGTTTCGCCTGATGCCATAAATGAGAATCCACTCCGTCTGTTTTTAAGGTAGCACATTCCGTAACATCTTGTATCAATCTTACAGGCTTCCCAGAATATAAAGAAGAGTCTATTGGCTTCTCTGTAGTCTGGATTACCAACATCGATCTTACTCCACTGCAAGTACATGTAGTGAGTGCCAGTGATATAAGTACGCTTGCCTTTATTATAAAACCAATAGCCGTTATCACGGCGGTTGAATTCTTCATCAATATAACTCTCCCACTTGTTCTTAAATTCATCTGGATATGTTTGCCAATCGAATATGCTCTTAATGTTTTTAAGCTCTTTAGGATACTCCTGAACAGCCCATTTGTTTAAACCTTTATTTAGGTTCTTAGGCTCTGGTGGTAAAGCTATAACAAGATTTTGTATTTCAATAATCTCGCCTATCTGACCTGTCTTGCTTAATACAATAAGGTCGTGTTCTTTATTGTAGCCGTATTTCCATTTCTTACTTTTGTTGTAACGATGTACCGTTGTAAGTTTTATGGGCTCTACAGTTTTAACTAAACTTTGCTCGTACATTACTTAGAACGTCTTTCAGCAAATCCTTTAAAAGCTTCTTTCTTTTCTTCCGCTGGTTTGTTTTGTAATATACGTTCTTCTTCTTTTA